CGAAAGAAAACGACACCCAACCCGAAACCAAGGAGCAAAAACGTGACTGAACCGACCAACACCCCAGGGTCAACGGGTGCGCCGGGTCAGCCCGCTCCGCCGGCGACACCGCCGGCGACGCCGGCTGCCGCTGCACCAGGTGCTGCACCTGCCGCCGCGACACCGGCAAACCCGCCGGAGAAACCGGGAGCGCCCGCCGCTGCGGCCGCCCCGGGCGAACCGGCAAAACCGGGAGAACCGGCGACGCCGGCCATACCGGAGAAGTACGACCTCAAGCTGCCCGACGGCGCATTACTGAAACCGGAAGCGGTTGAGAGAACAGCGGCCGCCGCGAAGGCCCTGGGACTCTCCAACGAGAACGCCCAGAAGGCGCTCGAGTTCGCCGCCGGGGAAGTGAAAGCGCACCAGGACGGCATGATCGCCGAGCACCAGGCGCGCGTCGGCGAATGGACGAAGGCGCTCGAAACGGACGCCGAAGTCGGTGGCACGAACCTGGAAGCGAACGGCCAGCTCGCCTGGCGCGTGATCCAGAAGTTTGCCGGCGACACGACGCTCGAGAAGGACCTCAAGGCCAGCGGTTACAACATGCACCCGGGGCTGTTCAAGCTCCTCTCGCGCATCGGCAAGGCGATGGGCGAGGGCGCGCTGGTCACGGGCAACCACGGCGGGGAGGCACCGAAAGATGCCGCGTCGGTGATGTTCCCGTCGATGACGCAGAAGTAACCAGAGCGAAGTAACCGGACCCGAACAAGGCGGCAACGTAAACCTTTCAACTTAAACGAGGACACCCAATGACCACACTCGCAACAACCCACCCGACGCTGGCCGACGTTGCCAAGCGTCTCGACCCGGGCGGCAAGATCGACAAGATCGCCGAGATCCTGAACCTGTCGAACGAAGTGCTCGACGACATGGTCATGATCGAAGGCAATCTGCCGACCGGCCACCGCTCGACCATCCGCTCGGGTTTGCCGGCCCCGACCTGGCGCAAGCTCTACGGCGGCGTGCAGCCGACCAAGAGCCGCACCGTCCAGGTGACGGACAACTGCGGCATGCTCGAAGCGTACGCCGAAGTGGACAAGGCGCTGGCCGACCTCAACGGCAACTCCGCCGCGTTCCGTCTCTCCGAGGACATGGCGCACATCGAGGGCATCAGCCAGGAGCTCGCCTCGACCCTGTTCTACGGCAACGAGAGCACGGAACCCGAGGCCTTCACCGGTTTCGGCCCGCGCTTCAACGACCAGGCGGCCGAGAACGGCGGCAACATCCTGACCTCGGCGGCGACGCCGGACGCCAGCGATAACGCCTCGATCTGGCTGATCGGCTGGGGCCCGAACAGCGTGCACGGCATCTACCCGCAGGGCAGCAAGGCGGGCCTGCAGATGACCGACAAGGGCCAGGTCACGATCGAGGACGCCAACGGCAGCAACGGCGGGCGCATGGAGGCCTACCGCACGCACTACCGCTGGGACGCCGGCCTGGTTGTGCGCGACTGGCGCTACGTGGTGCGCGTGCAGGTGGACGCCGAGGACCTCGTGAAGGACGCGGCCACCGGCCCCGACCTGATAGATCTCCTGTCCCAAGCGATCGACCTGCTGCCGTCGCTCAACAACATCCGGCCGGTGTTCTACGCCAACCGGACCGTCCGCGGCTTCCTGCGGCGCCAGATCATGAACAAGGTCGCCTCGTCGACCCTCACGATCGAGCACCTCAAGAACGGGTTTGGCATGACCCGGACGGCGCCGATGTTCGACGGCATCCCGGTCAAGCGCTGCGACGCCCTGACCAACACCGAGTCCGGCATCTAAGACCCGGTCCCTTAACGCAACGGTTTAACGGAGACAACGACATGATTCTCGACGAACGTGGTGAGTTTTGCGACGAGACCGCCTTGAGCACGGCCGGCACCGGCCGCGCTCTGGTCGGCGACGTCATCGACCTCGGCGGCACGAGCCAGGACATCGGCAACGGCGAGCAGATCTGGCTGGTGATTCAGGTGACGACGGCCGTGACCTCGGCCGGCGCGGCGACGGTGAGCTTCGAGCTCGCCTCGGACGCGGCGGCGGCGATCGCGACCGACGGCACCGCGAGCGTGCATTTCGCCTCGGCGGCCATCGCCAAGGCGACGCTCGTGGCCGGGTACCAGGTGTGCATGGTCGCGCTGCCGAGCGGCACCTACGAGCGCTACCTCGGCATCCTGCAGAACGTGGGGACCGCGGCGCTCACCGCCGGCGCGATCAACGCGTTCCTGACCAAGGACCCGCACGGCTGGACGGCGACGGCGGACGGCCTGTAACGGCCGGCCCGACCAGCCGATCCCTAACCTGACGGAGACGCACACATGAAAGTCAAAGCGACAGCGATGGGCTTCTACCGGGGCAACCGTATCCGCCCCGGCCAGGTGTTCACGCTGGCCGACGACAAACACTTCTCGGCGAAGTGGATGGAGCCGGCCGGCGAGACCGCCAAGAAGCCCGAGCCGAAAGGCAAGGGCAACGAGCCGAAAGGCTCCGCGCCCGAAGGCGGAAGCAAAGGCGCCGGCAAGCCCGAGCCGAAAGGCAAGGGCAACGCCGAGGCCGACGCCGGCGGTCCGCCGACCGGTGACCAGGCGGTCATCTAGCAGCATGACGGTGCTCTAGCAGCAAGGTTCGGGGGCGGGCAACCGCCCCCGGTTTTGCAGACATCTACAGACGCAACACCGGAGGCAGTCATGGAACTCAAGAACATGCAGCTCTCGGCCAAGGAGAGCGAGGCGCTGACCGAACCGAAACCCGGCGACGCGCCGCGCTACCCCTGGGGCCTGCAGCTGACGCTCAACACCGAGGCCCTCGAAAAGCTCGGGATCGTGGGGCTGCCCGACATCGGCGCGCCCATCGTGGTGCACGCCCGTGCGGTCGTCACGAGCACGTCGCAGCGCGAGGAAATGGACGGCGACAAAAACCGCACCCTCGAGCTGCAGATCACGGACCTCGCCCTCGAGGCCGAGCAGGCCAAGCCCGGCGCCGCCGAGGTGCTCTACGGGGGCGGGCAGTCGTGAGCTCGGAGGTCGAGATCTGCAACATGGCGCTCGGCTACGTCGGCGTCACGCACGAGATCAGCTCGCTCGCCGAGGATTCGACCGAGGCCGAACAGTGCGACCGCTTCTACGAGGCCACGCGCGACCAGGTGCTGCGTGACTTCCCCTGGCCGTTCGCGGTGTACTACCGCGCCCTCGACCTGGTCGAGGAGGAGCCGAACGACGACTGGGACTACAGCTACCGCTACCCGACCGACTGCATGCGCGGCCTGCGCGTCGTCGACGGCAACCGCATCCAGACCACGCGCCTCCCCTGGGAGGTCGCGCACGACGATTCGGGCAAGCTGATTTTTACCGACCAGGACGAGGCGGTGCTGCGCTTCATCAGACGCGTCACCGACCCGGAGGTCTACGACCCGTCTTTCGTCGAGACCCTGGCCTGGCGCCTGGGCAGCAAGCTCGCGATCCCGCTCGCGCGCTCGACCAAGGAGCGCGACTACGCCTTCGAGCGCTACCGTCTGGAGCTCTCGACGGCGCGCGTCAACGCCATCAACGAGGGCGAGGTCGACGCCGACCCCGATCCCGAAGTGATCCGGGCGCGCGCGTAGATGCCGAGCCTGATCCAGCGCTCGTTTTCCGGCGGCGAGATCGCCCCGGCGCTCTACGCCCGCGCCGACCAGGTCAAATACGCGACCGGCCTGCGCACGTGCAAGAACTTCAAGGTCATGCGCCACGGCGGCGCCGAGAACCGCGCCGGCCTGGAATACGTCGTCACGAGCAAGACCCTCGGGCGGCGCGTGCGCCTGCTGCGCTTCCGCTACAACGCCGAGCAGACCTACGTGCTCGAGTTCGGCCACCTCTACATGCGGGTCATCCGGCTCGGCGCGCAGGTGACCGTGTCCGGGGTCGCCGCCTACAACGGCGCCACCGCCTACGTTGTCGGCGACCTGGTGAGCTCGGCCGGCGTCAACTACTACTGCATCGCCGCGACCACCGGCAACGCGCCGCCGAACGCGACCTACTGGTACGCGCTCACCGGCTCGGTCTACGAGATCCCGACGCCCTACGACGAGACCGACCTGCAGGATCTGCACTATGTGCAGTCGGGCGACGTCGTCACGGTCACGCACCCGGACTACGCGCCGCGCGAGCTCGCGCGCACCGCGCACACGACCTGGACGCTCTCGGTCATCACGTTCGCCCCCTCGATCAGCGCGCCGACCACGCCGTCGGCCACCAACGGCACCGCCGGCGCGATCGTCTGGCGTTACAAGGTCGCATCGCTCGCCGAGGACACCTACCAGGAATCGCTGCCGACCGCGTCGTTCAGCTGCACCGGCGGCGACCCGACGAGCGCGGCCCCGAACGTCATCACCTGGACGGCGGCAAGCGGAGCCGCCGAATACGCGGTCTACCGCGAGGTCATCCCGGGCAACGGCGTCTATGGCTACATCGGCAGCGCCATCGGCACGACCTTCAACGACCCCAAGATCTTGCCGGACGAAAGCCAGACGCCGGCCATCGACCGCACGCCGTTCAACGGCGCCAACAAGTACCCGAGCACGGTCACGTATTTCCAGCAGCGCCAGGGCTTCGCGAACACGGCCAACGAGCCCGAGAAGGTCTGGGCTAGCCGCTCGGGAGACTTCCATAACCTGACGATCCGCTCGCCGCTGCAGGACGACGACGCCGTGACGTTCACGCTCGCCGGCCGCGAGGTCAACGCCGTGCGCCACCTGGTCGAGGTCGACGCGCGCATGATCGTGCTCACCGACGGCGGCGAGTGGGAGGTCACCGGCGACGCCGACGGCACGCTCACGCCGGCCGCGATCAA